CAAAATATGATATATTAGGTGCAATCGGAGTTGTATTACCTGTGGGCGAAAACAAACGCAAATATTTTTGCTCAGAATGGTGTGCAAAAGCTATTGAATTAGCTAACCCACGAAAATACAGTCCTAATTCACTTTATCAAAAATTGAGAGAAAAGGTTTAAATTATGCAATTCACTAAAATTGAAAATCCTGTTTACACGGTCATTGAAGAATATGCTATGCTTGATAGCAGTAATCAAATTCAAATTAAATATTCATTGGGTGTTGGTGATGTGGTGGACGGTCAATTAACAAATTGGCGACCAATCATTTCAGATTACAAATACATTACAGGTGATGAAATGGAAGCACTTAAGAATGCACCGATTACGGCTGATGATGTAGGCAAATCAACTGACGATATTATTCGTAATCGCCTTTACAATCATTTAAAAGAAAAAGGTGTTATTTTAATTTAAGGAGTTGAAATGGAAAAATTATTATGGGTTATTAATTTTGCAGTCGCTCTTATTTGCATTTTAATGATCGGATTAACAGCCTTATATCTATAAGGATTTAAAATGGAAAATCTTGAAATACCTGTTATTGATTTTGCTATTTATCGTGGTGATGACCGCACCGTATCGTTTGATATTTTCACGGTTGCTGACGATACGGAAACACCATTTAACTTAGCAAGCAATCAAATTGATTTGTGGGCTACACCTGAAAAAGGCTCAACACTTAAATTGAGTACAGCCAACAATTCTATTACCGTAGAAGATAATACGCTATCGTGCCATTTTTCCCACGAATTAACCAAAGATATTAAATGGGAAACAGCAATCTATGATTGTCAAGTTATCATTGACGGCAAATACAAAACTATGTTTAGAGGTACACTAACCATAGATCCTGATGTTACGAAAGAGGAAGAAAAATGAGCAAGTCTTTCAAAGTAGTAATGAAAAATGATACAATTCGATTTAAAGTTAGAATTAGTGAAAGATTGATTTGTAATACCAATCAACCTGTACCTAAATTCCCTACACTCGAAGAATTAAAAGCCTTTTACAACATAGGAGCATTATAATGGCACGACAAGATTTTAGTCAGATTTTAACCGAATTTGCAGAGTTCGTTGGTACAAAAGATAAGGAAATTATTACCATTATCGGGGCATTATCCTCGCTGACAACCACGCAAAAAGGTTCGATTGTTGGTGCAATCAACGAATTGAAGCAAACTATAACAGCATTATCGGGTAGCAGTGCAGGTATTGACGATACTTCCACAGGCGATAGTTCAACGCTATCAGCGAAGAAAATCATTGAGCTTTTAAATCAGGCGAAAGCTCAAGTTAAAAATGAGCTTTTAGGTGGCGAAGTAGATCAAAGTATTGATACTATCAAAGAGCTTGGCGAATTGCTTAAAAACGTTCAAACTGGTGAGGACGGCTTGAATAAATTAGTTCAAAAAGTTACTCAAACCAATCAATCTTTACAGCTTCTTGTTGGGAAATTCACAGTGTTAGACGGACTTAACCTTAAAGAAGCCTACAATAGAGGATATAACCGATAATGGCGATTGATACTACACTCACACAGTTTGCTGAATTTGTGGGCAGTGAGGTTAAACGAGTTGAGGAATTGATACCGACAGGCGGTGGTGGAAGTCCACAGTCCACAAATTCACCAGTTATTTACGGTACTGGCAGACCTGATGACCGCACTTCAACAAATGGCAAAATTATTGGTAATGAGCCTGACGGCACTATTTATATATCCAGTGATGGGGCAGGTGTTAAAGCGTGGCAGTGGATTAAAGTTAAAGGCACGTGGCAGGTATCTTATGGCGATACTGGTGAGATTAATATGTCTAGCCATAGCGTAAATATTAAAAGTGGGAATATTGCATTAAGACGAATAAACAATATCGTACAATGCACTTTCAGTAACGGACAATGGGATGCTATTTATTTTTATGGACGGTCAAACCCTAATTACAGATCAAAATCTCACGCTAAACGTATGGATCTTTTGCCTAATAGCCGAATACCACAAGGATTTCGTTCAACTAAATCCATTATGTTGCCTTTTTATAATGATGACGGGGTTCACGTTGGAATGGTTTACGTTGGGGGTTTAAGAAACTATAATTATATTGAATTACGGTTTATTGATAAACCGCCCGAAGCTGATATGGATATTATACGTATGCCTGTTATTACTTGGATAACAGACGATCCATTCCCTAGAACATTAGAAATTACATAAAATAAAAAGAGCTAGTTAAATTACTAGCTCTTTGCTTATCTAAGGAGTTATATATGAAAAACACAAAATCACTAAAACAAATCCTCAACACGATTTTTGACTTTGTAGCCAATATCATATAGCAAGCGATTTGCATAGTCAATATAAAATTGATAATTTAAATCAAAAGGTAAATCTTTTGGTAGATCAAGGCACAATTCAGCGTTATCAGACTGCGATACCTTGTTTCCAGTGGTTGCATATCGTAGGCAATCAGTGGAATTAATACCAATATAAAACCGTGCAATACGTCCGAATGGTTTACCTCTAAACGTGCCACCGCCTTTAACTCGTCTAATTGATAGGAATTGACGAATATCTTTACATTTACCGATAGTTATTTCCAATGGCACACCATTCATCAAATATTCAACTACCGCATTACGGCAGATTAAGAAACTAGGGGTATTTTTCATTTTGAAATTGCTTTCATCAGAAAACCAATGGTCAGCAAATATACCTTTACGTTTACACCCTTTCTTGATTTGGCAATTTTCATCAGATTTAACAGCAATATAGTTGTTTACGTTAGCTGAATAAATTGCGTGGTAATAGGTATGTTCAGTTGTATAATTACAATCTTTTCCCCATTGTTTCACAATATCGTTTAGCAGTTGCGTTTGCTCTACGTTGTAATAAATAACTATGCCGTCCGTGTTACCACTAACAACCTGTATTCCTGCTAGTTCTAAACGTTCAATCAGCATTAAAAGCGATAATTGACCTGTTAAACACACAGAAATCATTAACTGCGGAGCATACACTTTAGAATACGGGCTACCTAATTTACCATATAAACCGTTGATTACAATTTTATTACTGTTGGCGAGCTTCTTAAACTCTTTACGTGTATCTTTATCCAGTGTTTCATCACTTGCTTTGTGTTTGTAGTCTAAGCGAGGATTAACTAAATCGTGTTCATACACAGTCAAAAACACTTCCTCGAAGCCCTGCGGAGCATAGCGATTGTTCAAGATAATTCGTGGGTAAAAGCTATCCACATCAACATCACGCAGACGGTGATTTTCATCACAAATAATCGTTTGAGCCTTTTCCTGCGAGTGCAAGCCACCGATACCTAACTTGTAATCTGTATTCCCTATTCTGATAGCAAGATCGTTGATTTCAGACGGGATTTTAGGTGAGCCGTCTTTGCCTACAAGATATTCTGCTTTATTCACCGTATCTAAAACGTGTTGCAAATACGGTGTAGAGAATTTAATAAAGCTAGGTGCGAAGTATCGCAAAACTTTATTGCGGTAATCCATAGGTTTAGGCAATCGCTTATTCAACCGTTTTTCAATGAGCGAGATTGTTACTCGTTCACCAATTTGAGCGTCAGAGAGAGAGCGTAGATCCATTCCGAACTTTTGCCCCATAAAGTATCGCATTTCAATTTCGGTTGATAACTGATTGCGGAGCTTATAAGTATTGCGAATATCCTTGTTACAGTATTCACGCACCACATCAATTTCGTGCGGTTTAAGTGGAATATGTGGGGGATATGGCAAATCCTGTAATTCTTCCGACAGCAGGCGAGCCGAATACATTTTTAAGCTCGTTTGGCTAGGATCGGGTGCAACAGGCATAATATCGTAGGTATTCAACTTAATCCGTTCGTTGAACTCATATTTTGTTGCTAAATCTTGCCACCGCATTTCGTTTTCGATAATATCCACAGAAAGCTCATAGAGCGAGCGATTTGTAGCTTTTTGCGATAAGAGGTGTCTTAGCATAGGTATATCATAATTATTGCTGTTATATCCTACTAGGACGAAATTAAGGCATACAAACACCAGTTCGTAATACTGATTAAAAATATTGTTCTGCATTTCAAACGAAAACGTGTATTTGCCTTTTGCAATAAAAGAAATCAAAAAGTAGTTTGGATATGTTTCAATATCAAACATTAATTCTTCTTGCAAGTTTAAAGGCTCACTCATACCTTGATTTGCGAGATAATTGTTTAATGAATTAAGCATTAATCTGCTCCTATTCCATTGATTACACCACGAGCATACGCATTTTTGAAAATCAATCTATTGTTTTCGCTAATCCGTAAATCTCTTGTTAAACTCAAAACATTGTTTAAGTTATCAATGTTAATCTTAAATGAAAACGGTTGTTCTGTAAAGGAAGAATATTCAATTTTATTTCCCTCTGATACACAGAAATGATTATTGAAGAATACATATTTGCTCTTAGAGAGCTTAGTAACAATCTTCAACTGTTCTTCAATGTGTTCGTTAATTGATACTTCTAGGCATTTTTCTTTCTCAATATTATCAATGAGTGTGTTATATTTATCGCACCACACCATAGCATTATCATCAAATAACACTGGCACATATAAAGCCAGTTTTTCAGTTTTAATAAGCAATTTATCACCAATAATATTAAAGCCTACAATTTCATTTTTACCGATTACTTTGCTGATACAAATCAAGCTGTGCAACGGCAATGATATATTCGGCATAGCGTAGTCTAATGCAAATTGGAAAATGTTTTTGCGATCTGTAAATGACATCACGCTATTTTTGATATTAGCTGTTTCGATTGCATAATTGATTGCATTATCGTTTGAAATAGGTGCAACGTAATCACAGGCAATAGCACAAGCCTGTTTAAATACCTGTGGATTTTCACAGTTATATACTTCAGTTGATAACGTTGGATCTACCCATTTAAACTGTTCGATAGGCAAGGTTGAAATCGTGTAGGTGTTATCTTCTGCTTGCAAGATTACTTCATTGTCTTTGACAACAATTACTATTTCGCCTTTAACCGCACTTAATAACGTTTGTAATTGATATAGATCAATAACTGCGTTAAATGGCACATCAAATTCAGTTTGGCATTGTGCTATGCCGTTGCTCACATAAAGCACACCGTCTTGTATTAAGCCGTAACGGTCAAATTCTAAGCCTTTTGCTTTAATGAAAAATTTTATGTTCTTCAATGCACTAATGATTTTGTCGCTCATATAAACTCCTTAGAAGCTCACACCTTTGATTTCAGGATATTTCTTATTCACGTGTACTGTGATAAAAGACGGTTTTTTGAGTGTATTTGCCACTGCTAACACTTCATATACACGAGTAGGGCAAGGTTCAGCAGATCGTTGTTGCCACCATACTTCTGCTTTCTTACGGGCAAATCCGCTATGCTCGAAACAAACATATTCGGAGTAACGGTTTAGCCCACACAGATACGTTACCTGTAATGTAGGCAAGCCATTTCCTTTTGATTTATGTTCGTTGTAAATAACCTGCGTAACCTGCAACGTTTCAAATTGTGGGGTCGTATCTTTGATAAGTTCAAGTGAACTTGCATTATCCATAAGGTTACTTTGGAAAACAAACTCTGTACCGCATACTTCACATAAACGTGCTTTTGTATGGTTGTAACAGCCACATTCAGGGCATACCTTAACAGGGCAACCACCTGCACCACCGCCTTTCTTACGTTTAGACGGCAAATTAGGATCGTTGATACAGCCTAATCGTTTCGTATTCCCTGCGAAGTCAAGCACAAGGCAATTCTCTTTACGGGGGCTAGGTCGAGTGCCACGCCCTAACATCTGTACCCATAGGCTCACGGAGTTAGTCGGACGAAGCATACCGATTAGATCAATATCAGGATAGTCAAATCCAGTTGTCAATTTGTTGTTGTTCACAAGGCACTGTAAATCACCTGCTTTAAACGCATTGATATTGATCGTGTTCTCTTTATCACTCAATTTACTGTGGCACGTTGCACTAGCAATCCCCATTGATAACAGCATAGCATTAACGTGTTCGCAGTGTTCAACACTGGTGCAAAAGATAATCCACGCTTTGCGGTTTTGAGCAATACCGTGTTCTACAATTTCACGCACAGCATTAAACGTAATTTCGTCTTTATCAGATACCTGTGCCAACTGTTTAAGATTGTATTCATTCCCTAAAATTGATACATCACTCACATCAATTTCGATACTGGTGCGTTTCGGGATTAGCGGTGCTAAATAACCCTCTTTGATTAATCTGATAAATTGATCGGGTTGTGATAAGTCGTAAATCACTTCCCCAAAAATACCACACTCGGTCAGCATACCACCTTTCAAACGATAAGGGGTTGCGGTCAATCCAATTACTTTAATGTATGGATTGATAGCGTAAAGCGATCTGATGATTGAGCGATAGCTTGTTTCGTCTTTTTCCGATACAAGGTGAGCTTCATCAATAATCAGTAAATCAATCTTGCCAAAGTGCGGTATATTTTCTTCTTCACACTTTTGAATATGCTTGTTCACTGATTGCATAGATCCGAAGATAATCGGATTGGTCGTATCACGCTGTTTTAATCCTGCTGAAAAGATACCTAATGGCACGGTTTCCCACACTGATTTAAGCTTGTTTGCGTTTTGCTCCACCAACTCTTTAACGTGCGTTAGCATTAAAATACGAGTTTGTGGGAACGCTTGCATAGCCCGTTTACAAAATTCAGCTATGATAATGCTCTTTCCTGTGCCTGTCGGGAATACCAATAGGGGGTTGGTGTTGTAGTCGTAATTCAAGAGTGCATTAATGCCGTCCTCTTGATACCACCGAAGATTAAATCCCATAATTAATCCTTAAAATGTTTATGATATTCAGCTACTTTATATGGCTCAACATAACGTCTTTTAACACCAGCTACGTGTCTATATCTATGCCCGAATACATCAATTAATAATTTCCCACTTTTTGTTTCACGAATAACATTACAATACATACCATAATACATTTCACTTCTTCCGAAACAATGTATGCACTTTAAAATATGGATACCTTTCCAGTCGGTAGGTTTATTTTTATTAATTAGCATAATTATTAATCCTCAAAATAATCACTATATTTTACAACTCTGTTACGTGGCACATATCGAGTTTTGATCGTGCCTACGCTACCCCACCATTTATCGCCAAATATCTCAATATAAGCGTTGCCTAACGGTGATACACGGATAAGATTGCAATACATAGCATACGGAGTTGATTTACTGCGTTTTGATTGTTGGCAAAGTAAAATATACTCACCTTGCCACTCTTTAGGTTTATGTTTATTTATAAGCATTTTTCAATTCTTCTAATGCCATAGCCACCATAGCAAACCAAATATCACACCACATACAATAATTGTACCAACAATTATTAAAATAATTAAAGCTGTCATTGCTTCTTCATAAGGCGTTTTCATAAAACAATCTCCTATTATTTAACATATACACTCCCAACATTGATATTTACCTACAATGATTTCTTTCGTTAATTCTTGATTGAATTTAGTGCAAATCCACTTTTTATCATTCGCAGGTTTAGCGTGTTTACAGCTTCTACAATTCTGTTCAGGCTTACCGTCAGCGTGGCAGATATGGCGATAGCTACACATTTTACACAAAAACATATTAGGGTTTTCATTTAAGCGTGGGGGCGGTTCTTGACTGACAATAATCTTTTCAGCTTTAATTTCAAGCATAGCCCCTGTGTTATGATTTAACTCTACAATTTCAAAATGTAGATCATCATCATCTTTATTTACCGCTACATAGCAAACATAATTTAATTTCATTTTATAGCCATACACACAGCATTGTGCATAGTGTTGCGGTTTGCTTAACTTCATACCCTCTTTTTTAAGTTTAGCGAACGAAGCTTTATTGTGGGTTTTGAACTCAAATAAGATTTCTTCTTTAAGAGAATAACGGTCAGGTAAATAACCTTTACCGTCTAGGCTACCACCGAAATGACCTTGCACTCCCGATACACGCCATTGAACGGGGTAATCAATACCTAAATCGTTTGCTTGCTTGATATGTGTTGGATCTTCTGATACATCTACCCATAAGATAAGATTATCCATTTCAGGATTTTGCACAACTTTATATTCTGATGTATGAAGTTTATTTAATAGCTTAAAACTAGGATCAAACGGTTGCA